TGGAAAAGGATTTTCTTGGTGTTTAGTTCTATCAACTATTCCAGACATTATACCTGTATTAGTGGACCCACCTCTTCGAAACATTGGTCTTTTTAATATTCTGCTCATTAATTTGTCCTTGGTTTAAATATTCTTCCATATATATCAGCACCGGCTAAACCTAGACCTAGAGCTGTTGTTAATGGACTAGCTTGTGGTGCAACTTGAGCTGGAGCTATTTGTACACTTCCTAGACCCGACAAACCAGCTACACCTTGACCTAACATAGCTAATCTTCTTCTTGGATCATCAACAGCCATTTGTGCTGCTTGTCTTTGTGCATCACGAACTGCTTGTGCTTGAGCTTGTTGTTGAGCACCTAATGTACCAAGGCCTGATATTTGTGCTCTTGCAAAGTCTTGAGCTCTCGCTCCTAGTCCTGATTGTAAATTAGCTAAACCTATTTGGTTAGCAAAATCTTGTTGTCTTGCAGCTTGTGCTTGTTGAAAACCTTGTTGTAATAAATTAGATTGTATAGCCGCTCGATTCCTGTCACTTGCTGATTGATACTCTGCTCTTTGTACACCTTCACGGCCACCACCAAATGCACCTGGTATACCAAGTGTTACTGCTGCTTGTTGGTTAGCTCTTATCTGAGCTTGTCTATCAAATTCTGTTAATGTTGCATCTATAACTTGTTGTTGGTACGGCGACATATAAGATGTTGTTTGAGCAGTTGTCATAGGACCTGTTAATGCAGTTGCTCCTGTTGCAGCTGTTTGTGCATCTGTTAAAAAAGGTTGAAATGCTCCAAGACCTGTTGTTGGGTCTACTGCTTGTGTTCTAGCATCAATTTGTAATTGTGATTCAGGTTCAACTGTTGGTGCAAGTTCAGCCATACCTGCTCTTGTAATACCAAACTGTTGTGCTTGTGCTTGTCTTTGTGCAAACTGTTCTGCAGTCTCACCTGGTTGTTGAGTTGTTGCTGTAGTAATACTAGGTATACCAGCCTGTCTTGTAAGATCTGCTGCATATGTTTTACCTAATGCTTCTACGTATTCTGGTGGTAAGTTTCTTGTTTCTGTTATACCGCCTGTTTGATAGCCTACTCTGCCACCTGTTGCAAATGCATCAACACCTAATTCATCTGCTAGCATTTTTAATCTTTCTTTTTCTGCATTTGTTTGTGCAGCTTTAAATAATCTTGGAATTATAGTTTTATAATAAAAGTCTTTTGTTTTATCATCTACTTTACCCTCCATATCACCCATTAAAGCGTTTAAGATATTTTGATCTTCAGATATTTCTGGTATTAAAGGTATATTTAATTTTTCTATTCTAGTTGTTTTTATTTCTTCTGCCATTATGCTCTTTTCTTTTCTAATCGTTTCATTGTATTATACATCCTTTGTGCTCCCTTTTCAATGCTCCCGTTGCCTGCTCCTCGAACAGCGTCAGCAGTCATTACAAACTCGTTTTTAGATAACATAGCTGGTACATCATCTGCTTTTTCTTTTATACCAACTGGTACAAAACCACCTTTATCTCTATAGTCTCTTTCTTTAACTCCAGCTTTATTCGTTCTCATAATACCTGTTGGCATACCACCATCTCTAACATTGTATCTTGCAACAAATGCATCCCTACCCGCATCATCTAATGCAGAATACTCTGGGTCAAATTTAAAATAACTATCCATATAAGTTCTCATTTGTTGACCTACTGTCTCTCTTCTAGCAGCTAAATAATCTTCCATAGTTTCACCTGGCTCTTGTTCTCTAAAGTTTCCTTGAAAGTAACTTGCTAATAAGGATGCTCCTGCTGTAACAGTTCCCGCTGCTAGTTGCGCTGCAACTCCTTTAGGTAGTTTTTTAATTAAATTTTTTGCTGTTTCTCTTATTGTTTTTTTTCCTGTTTCAAAACCTGCGTCAGAAACTATTTCACCTTGATCTACTATTGGTTTTTGCTTATTAAATAAATTTCCTATTGCCTGTGTTCGCTCTTGACTTAACGGAGGTGTAAAACCACCTCTCAATCCACCACCCATTACTTGATCAGCTCCACCTAAAAATCTTGTACCAGCTCCAAATGCAGTTGTAGCAAGACCTTGTTTAAGTGCATCACTGATACTACCTCTTTGATCAAACCTTCCAATACCTCTCATCAATCCAGCAATGGCTGGATTAAAAGGTGCAACGAATGGTGCAGCTTTAACTGCAACACTTGCAAGTTCATTAGGTATAAGTTTTCTAAATCTATCTTTTAATTTACTGCCTAAACCATATTTTTTTCTAGGTGTAATATTAGTTATCCCACCTTTTCCACGCAGTTGTCTTGGCATTTTTGCTCTGTTTATCATATGTCAATTGTTTTATTATATTAAAAAGGCAGGGATTGCACCTGAATTTACATTAATACTTGTTTTTTACAAGTAAATCAAGACTATGTTGTAACCTCTCTAGGCTTAGATTCTAAGGCTGAAAGCACTACATGGAGTCTATTAGCTGTTGCTGCAGTCACTTTTAATACTTCACTTTCTTGTAATACTAAAGGAGCTGATAATAATTCTGTTGTTGCATTAGCAGATATAGCTTTAGTTTTAAAAAGACTAAATACTGCATCTGATGTATCTGTTATAGTAACTGTTATAGTATCAGCATTTCCAGAATCCTCTGATACCAATATAGATTTAATTATAGCTGTTGTAGCTGATGGCACTGTATATAGTGTTGTTGCACTATTGCTAGTTAAATCTGCTTTTTTATTTACAAATGAATTAGCCAAAGAAAAAAGCCTCCACTTCTGATTCGTCTTTTAAATCTTGTTGATAAGTAGTATTTAATTTTTGTACAATACTATCTACATCTCTTACAAAAGACTGTTGTATTTGTTGATCATATTCTTTATTAGGTTGTGTTAATGCTTGCACTATTCTTGCCATTATCTTCTACCATCTGGTTGATAGTCTATTCTAAAAGTCCCTACTTTCCAAAACTGACTTGTACTTGTGTTATCTATCTTTAATGATATTGATCTAGCTCTAGCTCGTGTATCAATCTTTTGTGTACCACTTGTTACCGTAAACGGACCAAGCGTTGAGCTAGCCGCTGTATCATTTGGAAAATCTCTTAAATTTAATGTAACTCTTGCATCACCAGTTTGTGATAAAAAGTCAGGTATTACTCTTCTTATTTTCATCATAAACTCTCCGTCTCCAGCAAGCCCTTGTTGACCAATATCAAAATCACCTGATTCAATATTTGCAGTAATCGCAGTTGTTGCACCTTCTTTAACTTGGTTTAACCCTGTTTCATGCTCATAGTATGTTGATGTACCATCTTGATTACCAAAAATATAATTAGTATCTGTGGTTGCAGTTGTACCATCTTCATTATATTCTGTTGCGTGTGGTTTACCAAACACGGCAGAATCTTGCCACGAAGTTCTTGCTAATGTTCCTGTGGTCCACACAGGTCGCTCAGGACTTGAGTCTAGATAATTATATGCAACCATTCTATTAACTGTTCCTGAACCTGAGTTTGGATAAAACCATATTATTTCACCAAATAAATTATTTAATCCAGCATTAATATGTTGTTTAGGAATTGTATTAATATCATCATAAACAAAGTCTTCAACTAAACACGGTAATGATTCTAGTTTACCAGTATATCTAAAAAAACCATTTTCTGACATCCAATAAGCTGTACCATCAACTTCTACAGCTGCGTTCTGTCCTATTAATCCACAGTTAGTACCAACTTGTTGAAATGAAAAAGTAAACGGTGGACCAACAAATCTCATAATAAATAATGCAGTATCAGTCCAAATATAAATTGCATCTCTACCTCTAAGAGCTCCAACTATTTTAGATCCATCTGCAAGTCTTTGTGTACCTGCAGTGTTAGTTGCTGATGGTGTGTATGTGTTAATATCTTCTTGAGATGAAAATCTTATAAACATAGGATCTTGTGTAGAAGATGTACCAACAGTTGTTTCTGTTCCAAAAAATACTAAGTGTCTGTCTGGAGTAGATACTATACTAAACGCAGATGCAGTTGGTGCACTTGTTATAATACTAGCTCTTGTTGACACAGAACCATTTGAATCCCATTCAAAACTTTCACCGCCGTTTATTGTTGCAATTAATTTATTACCAAAATTATCTAGTGACCAAAGTCCAGGAGCTGTTATTACGTCTCCTGAAGCTGCAGCATTCCATGCAAAAAAGTTAGATGCGTCTGTTACAGTTGCACCAGAACTATGTGATGCTGCTGTTGTGCCTGATGCGCCTCTAGTTAATCCAGATAAAGTTCCACCACTATTACCAGTGTATGTTATTAATTCACTGTCTATTAAAACAGTTCCAGAAGATGGAAATGAACTTGAGCTAGCCATTGTTAAAGAAGTTACAGATGTATTTATTGATGATGATAATGTTGATGTAAATTGTCCTGTTTTAAAACCACTCCAAGGACCAAGTCCAAATCCAGTAGATGCAACTTCTACTGCTGGTCCAACAGGATAGTAATGTCTAACTCTAATACCACCAGATGTAGATGCACCTGATCCAGATTCATTAGACCCAACATCTATAGTAAGAGTTGTTGAAGTTGGTATCGATTGAACCATAAATTTATTATCATCAAAATTTTGTGAATTAAAATTAGAATTAGTTATAGATGAAAAATTATCTAATAATATAATATCAAATTGATTTATATTATGTGCCGACGAAAATGTTAATGTTACAGTTGATGACCCATTTGTTGTAGTAAAGGCACTTGTTAAAGTTGTTGTAGCTTTAATTGGATGTATGTCATAAAAAATACCACCAGAGTATGCATATAAAATTCTATTTGTGCCTAATGCTGCGTACTTAATACCTGATGTATTAACGAAATGATGAATTGCTGTATTACGTCCTGTAATATCAACAGATCCTAATTGTGACCAACCCCCTATTTTTTCAGGTGATCCATATCTAAAACGAACATTGTCCCCTGAAACCCATTGACTCTCGCCGCCTGTTGATGTGACCTGTTTATTAAAACCTGGTGCAAATTTTACCTTTTGTAGCATAAAAAATCCTTAATAATAAGGCAGGAGATGGTGTGGTGGAATCTCCCGCCATATTATTATATACAATATTATTTAGATATTTTAAAGCCTTTATACCATGCAGGCAACCCTAAAAATGGTCTTTTATCGTATTGGTTTTCTTTTGCTATTTTAGAATTAGCTTTGTTATAATGTAAAAATACTTGTCCACAATCTTTACCAGTAAACTCTTCTCTCCAATGTTCTAAATCACAACCAGAATAAATTAACATATCCCCTGGTTTTAATTCTATTTTAATACCAGCTTGACCTTTATTACCTGTTGGATCTAAATAAATAGGCCATGGATCACCACCTAAATTTAATGTCGTAGATATTTCACAAGAATATCTATCTTTGTGTCTAGCTAATATATCTCCTTTTTTATATATTCTAGCATAAGAATATGTTTCAGATAATTTTAATCCTGTATGTTTTTCCATAGTAGGTTTTACTTGTTGTAATAAAGTTTCCATTGCAATATCTGAATAATGTGAATAAGTGTTTGGAACTTGTTCATCATTCCATATTCCAAAATATTCTGTAAAAGGTGATATGTATCTTTGATTAAATAAAAAATTTGCTACGTTTCTTTTATTTAAAAAATACTTATAAACAAAATTTGCTAACTCTGGTGAAATAGCATTTTTTAAAATAGAATATTTATTTTTTTGAAACGCCGATTTTTTTAATGACATTTTTTCCTTTCAGTTGCATTTTAAATTTTAAAAAATTATCTATAAAATTTGGTCTAGTTTTTAAAGGAGTTGAATCTAATATAGTTTTAATTACAGCTTTTTTCATATCTTTATTTTGCATTTAATACTCCTTTTGGAATTGCTTGACAATTCCAATGTATAAATCTAAATGGTTCATAACCCATATCTACCACATATTGATGAGGCATATAAGAAGGAAAAAATATTAATCTACCTGGTTTTACATCATAGTTTATTTGATGGCTTGCATAAGTTATTTTACTTGTATCTTTTTGAGGTAAAAGATTCATTACATTTCCAGGTCTCGGATCTTCAAATACGGGTCTTGAAGTTTTTTCACTAGCTTTTAAAAAATAAAAACCAGAAATATGTCCATTCCAATGAGTGTGTAAAGTATGATGACCTCCTCCATTTTTAGCAAACTCTTGCACCCACATTTCTGTAGTAAACACTGTAAAATCCGTTATGTTAAAACCCATTTCGTTTAATAAATTATGAGAAGTTGCGCCAACATAATCTTGTAGTTCTTTAAATTTAGGATCACC